TTCACAGTAGCTTTCAATAATATGTTGTTTGCCAAACTGAAAATTAGATTTGTAAGGCTCACTATAATAAATGTTATCTGATGCTTGTATTCTAGGATCAGCTAAAGGAAGTGTTTGCTCTAATACTAACTTAACATTTGGATTACTGGCAAAGCAACCAATGTAAGGTGTGTATATTTGAACTTCTGATTTCTTTTTTAACTTTGGTATCAATGCACTAAACGCAGTACACTTACCAACTCCGCCTTCGACAACGTAGGTATTTAACATAAATGATTTTAGATTATTTGTTTTTTAGTTCGTCTATTTCTGCTTTAAGTTCTTTGATTGCGTTAATTAAATAAAAAGTTAATTTTTCTGGGTTAAATGTTTTAACTCCTGAACTTTGAGTGATAACCATTTCTGGAAATATAGTTTCTATTTCTTGTGCAATAACTCCAATTTGAACTCCAGATTTATCTACATAAGCTGCATCAACATTTTCAAAATCTGTAACTTCAGCTTTAGTTCTGTATTCAAAATCTCTAACTTGTATTTGATTAAGTTTATCTAAACCTGTGTTGTTATTAACAATATTCTTTTTAATTCTTCTATCAGAAGTTTGTGACCATGCCGTAGCATTTGCTTTATTAAAAACACCACTTGAACCATCAAGAAATGCTGTGTTACTGCCTTTACCTACTTCACCTATTCCTATAACAATTTCTCTTGTAGTATTATTTGCTGAATGTTCTGTATCTCTACCAATTGCAAGATTACAAATACCTGTTGTAGTAACACCACCTGATAATTGGCCTATTGCTGTATTAAAACATCCTGTTGTAACTAGAGGTAGTGAACTTACACCAACTGCTGTATTGTTTGCTCCTGTTGTTATTGATTTACCAGCTCTACGACCAACTGCTGTATTCTCAACACTTGTTGTGTGTGCTTTCAAAGCACATTCACCTACAGCAGTATTATCACCACCTGTTGTAGTTGTTGTCATAGCACAGAAACCTATCGCTGTATTTGAAACAGCTGTTGTATTTCTTTCTAAAGCACCTTTACCAACTGCTACATTGTAAGTACCTGTTGTGTTAGCTGCTAAACTTTCAAAACCTACTGCTGTGTTATTTGGTGCTGTTGTGTTAGCTGCTAAAGCACTTTTTCCTACTGCTACATTTGATGCACCTGTTGTATTTGACACTAAAGCATTTCTGCCAACTGCTGTATTACTTGCACCTGTTGAGTTTGAACCTAAAGAAGAATAACCAACAGCTGTATTATCTGCACCTGTTGTGTTAGTTCTTAAAGATACATATCCAACTGCTGTGTTAGTTGCTCCAGTTGTATTTGATTGCAATGCTCTAGCACCTACGGCTGTAATAAAATTTGCTGTGGTATTAGCACCTAAAGTATCACAACCAATTGCTACATTACAACATCCTGTTGTGTTAGCTGCTAAAGCAGATTTTCCAAGTGCTGTATTACCAGCACCTGTTGTATTTGATTCTAAAGAACTATGTCCAACAGTTGTATTATCTGCACCTGTTGTGTTAGCATACATAGCATTTCCACCTATACCTACTAAAGCAGAGCCTGTTGTATTTGTTAAAATTGCATTTATACCTATTGCTGTATTACCACCAGCTGTAGTATTTTGTTTTAAAGAATATCTTCCAATTCCTACATTACCAGTACCTGTTGTGTTAATTAATAAAGCTTGAAAACCTACAGCTACATTATTAGCTGCTGTTGTATTATTTGCTAAAGCATCTTTTCCAACAGCTACATTACAAGAACCTGTTGTGTTTAATTCCATTGATGTTCTACCTACAGCAGTATTATCATCAGCTGTGGTATTTGCGTCCATTGCAAAAGCACCTACGGCGACATTATTATCTCCTGTTGTATTTAATCTTAAAGTGCTTTCTCCAAAAGCAGAATTTCGACAACCTGTTATATTAGTTGTCATAGCATCAAAACCAACTGCTACGTTATTACTAGCTGTTGTATTAGCATCTAAAGCACCAACACCAACTGCTACGTTTTTAGTTCCTGATGTGTTATCTACTAATGCAGAATGACCTACTGCTGTATTATTAGCACCTGTGTTATTAAATAATGCACTACCACCTACTGCTGTATTACACCCACTTGTTGTAACTGTATTAAGAGTGTTATGTCCATAAGCTGTGTTGCCTGAAGCTGTTGTATTATTTTGTAAAGATTGTCTTCCCATTGCAGTGTTTACTGTTCCTGTAGTATTATCTTTTAGAGCTTCTACACCCACTGCTGTGTTATTAGCTGCTGTTGTGTTAGTTGTTAAGGCTTGAAAACCCATTGCTGTATTAGAAGCACCTGTTGTGTTAGCTCTCAAAGATTCATAACCAAAAGCATTATTTTGTGTTGCTGTTGTATTAGCACATAAGGCTCTGTATCCAACTGCTGCGTTGTCTGCACCTGTTGTATTTTTATTTAAAGATTCAAAACCAACAGCTGTATTATTATTAGCTGTTGTATTTTCAAATAAAGCATCTTTACCTACAGCTGTATTATTATCACCTGTAGTATTTTCTTTCATTGTAGTTTTTCCAATAGCTACATTAAAACAACCACTTGTAGTTTTTTCTAAAGAATCATTTCCAACTGCTGTATTGCATAAACCTGTTGTAATAGCAGCTCCAGAATTTCTTCCAATCGCTGTATTATCTGAGCCAGTAGTTAATTTAGTTAATGCCTTATGACCAACTGCTGTATTCTCATCACCACTTGTTAAATCATCAAATACTTCAAATCCAACTCCAGTATTACAAGAAGCTGCATTTAAAGTCCCTGTGCCATCAGTACCTACTAATAAACTTCCTACAAAATTTGTTCCACCTTCTTTAAAAGTTACTCCACCACCAGCAGAACCCCAAGATATATCTGTACCATCTGAAGTTAATATTGTTCCATTTGAACCTGGTGCTAAAAGAGCAGAAGCTCCACTAGCATTACCATAAATTATTTTACCTCTAGCTACTGCATCAAGTAAATTTATTTCTGCTGCTGTAGAAGTTACTCCATCTAATATGTTTAATTCTGCTGTAGTAGATGTAACACCATCTAATATATTTAGTTCAGCAGTAGTTGATGTAACACCATCTAATATATTTAATTCTGTTGCAGTTGAAGTTACTGCTACATTTTCATTAACTTTTGGTGAAGTTAAGGTTTTATTTGTTAAAGTTTGTGTTCCAGCAAGTGTAGCAACAGTATTATCTATTGAAATTGTTCCTGAAGCTGTAATAGTTCCACCATTGATTCCTGTACCAGTTGCGATACTTGTTACTGTTCCAGTATTACTTGGAGTAATTACAGTATAAGTAATACTTGTAGATCCTAAAGATCCATTACTATCTGTCGTACATAAAAATATTTTATTATCATTTACAGAACCTTGATTAACTACAATCATACCACCTGATAGTTCGGCAATAGTGTCATGCTCTGGATCTCTTGATGCTGCACCAGCACCTGATGCTACTGCAATATATAAACCATTTGCTGTAGCTGTACTTTGATTTTTGACTAAAACTCTATCTCCAGCAACTAAAGTTATACCATCTATTGCATCACCAGCTTCTAGTGCATTTGATAAATTAACATTTCCTGTTGTAGCACATTCTGCAATAACTCTAGTTCTTAAACCAGCAACTGCTTGGTCAACATAAGATTTAGTAGATGCGTCTGAATTATTTGATGGTTCACCTAATCCTGTAACTGATCCACCAGATATTGAAACATTGTTTGCTGCTTGTGTTGCAATTGATCCTAGTCCTAAAGAAGTTCTAGCAGTAGCTCCACTTTCGGCTACCCAAGTTGATCCATTACCAACAATTAAATTACCATCTGTTTTTGCTAAAGCACCAATTGCAGTTAAGTCTGCATCATTAGCTTGTTTAGCATTAATTTGAGTTTGGATTGCACTTGATACTCCATCTAAATAACCTAGTTCAGTTGATGTAACTGCACTAACTTCTACTTTACCTGATCCGTTTGATGTTAAAGCTCTTGAAGCTGTTAAATCTTCTGTATCAATAGTAGTTGCTGCCCCAGTAATGGTAGCATTTTTAGCATTAAGTTGTGTTTGAACATTTGAACTTACACCATCAAGATAACTTAACTCTGTTGAAGTTACATCTGATACTGCAATTTTTTGTGAGCCATTAGATATTACTGCTCTGTTAGCAGTTAAACTTTCTGTATCAATCGTTGTAGCTGATCCAGTTATAGTAGCATTTTTTGCATTTAACTGAGTTTGGATTGCACTTGATACTCCATCTAAATAATTAAATTCAGCATTAGATACAACACCAGTATTAATTTTTGTAGCTGGGATTCCTTTAGGTATAGAGTCAACAGTTAAGGCAGCTAAATAAACATCAATTGCTTCACTTGATAGTGAGCCACTATCCCAAACTACTGTAACTGTTGTGTTAGTTGAAAAAGCAACAGCAGAAATTGTTCCATAAATAGTTCCAGGTGTAGCTGCTATAACTTTAATTCTTCTATTAACTGTATAAATAGTTCTTACATCAACTCCAGCAATTGTAAAAGTTGTACCAGAAGCATAAGCAATAGTTGCAGCACCAGAGCCATCACCATACTGAACGTATTGTGAGTCATTGTACCAATCTCTAGTATTCTTCATCAAAGCTCTCAACGCATTATTTAAATTTGATGGAAGCATACCCTCATTAGTATCAATTCCATTTAAATCAATGTTACTTGCTTGTGTTGTCGAATAATCTTTTATATTGCTGCTCATAATTTTTTAGCTCCTAATTCATAAACCAACTAAAAGCCTTATCGCTTTCAGTATTATTTTTGTTAATTAATGTATTTACTGCTTCTTCAACTTGTCTTTGAAAAAGTTCTTTTGTGTCAAATGAATATCTAATGTTATCTATATCTATTTTATCTGACACTATCTATCCCCACCTGGTACTGCTTTTAAATCTATTCCTTGTGCATTAGTCCAAAGACTTGCTGCTGGAATTTTAACATTAGCTCTAAAATATCTACCAGATTTTCTTACTGGATTTATACCACTTGCGTTCATTGAACTTGATGGTGATGATGTAACTGCATCTGCTAATTTATCTCTAGTTTTAATAATTACATTTGCACTTGCATCTACAATTGGTCTAACACTTGTTATGTTTGCTCTTAAACCTGGAAACAATTCTGTTTCTTTAGTTTCAAGTTCAGCTTCTAAATTTTTTCCAGAAAAAATAGCTGCTTTAAAATTCTCATCAACTGCACCTAAATACAAATGTCCAGTTTCCCAGAACCTTGTATCAAGTGAAATATTAATATCATCTATGTTAGAACTTATAATATCCATAAGCTCAACTGTGTTAGCTACAATAAATTGTTGAAATATTTGTGATGCTTTAACTTTAGCAATTGACCATTTCTGAGTTACATAATTGTATATCAGAAGTTTATCACATAAACCAGTAACATTTGGGTTATCCTTACTTGGATATAACCAAATCGCTAAAGTATTAAATGGATCTACTGCTGCTGTAATTCTATCTGTGTATGCTTTGTTTAAATCACTTTCAAAAAATCTATTAACTTTTTCAGATCCAATAGGAAGTATCTGATCTCCATTAATTTGAAAAAATCCATCTGAGGAATAAAAAAAGACCTGTCTGTTGTCCTGGCAAACTGTTTGTCCATAAACTGCTCCTCTATTTGGACTCAAAACTGAGAAACGGAATACTACGTTCCCACCAACAAAATCCATTCTTAAAATTGAATCTTCTCTGAAAATATATCCAACCTCACCAGAAGTTATTGCAACTATTTGACCACCAGAGCCAGGCAAGTCTTGAGTATCTGATGAACTAACACCAGCTTCCCAAGTAGAAATATCATTAATTCCTGACCAAGCTAATCTGTTTTTTGCATTTTC